GTTCCTGAGGTAGTAATGATGCGCGAAGAAATGGTATAGAAATTTCCTGTCGCATAGTCCCAAGCACGAGTGCAATACCAACCATTAACCTTGTTATTCATTGCAGTACGAGGAATCGTAAAGGTTGTGATTGTCGTACCGCCTACAATTTGTTGCACTCCTTGAGAACCTGGAACCTGAATCCAAATGCGAGTACCAAATATCACATTGCTGTAAAGTGGACTTATAGCCCAAACTTGATAAGCATTCAAAGCTGTCTGTGAAGCTTGCAAATCGTATTCCGAAACTCCATAAACAGGAAGAGTTTTACCTGCAACAGTATCCTGGAGATAGCCGCCGTCTATTACGAATGGAATCTTTCGAAGATCAATTCCTGAACCAGCCGGATATTCAACTCCCATTGTGATATAGAGATTGTTTGAGCCAGGATCAAATTGTGTTCCGTGTAAATCTTTACTGAATACTACAGTGACTGATTTGGAACCAAGACCACTAATAGCAATCTGACCTGCCAACAAATTAACCGGAAGTTTGGTGCCGTTTTGTGTGTTGCTGACCAAAGCTTGAACATTTATCTGTGAAATAGTCGCATTCGAAATAGATGGCAAAGAAACCGTAAAGGCATCGTTCAATGTCCAAGCTACCCCTAATTGACCAACTGATTTTTGATTGACTGAGATAGCTTGTGTAGTAAAGAAAGTACGTTGATCAGAACTAAATCCATTTGCGAAACCATCCCAAGTACCAATCGTATTGGTATCCCCCACAGCTGTAGGAGCCATAGCTATAATGTAAGCGAGAGTTGAACCCAATGCCGAAGAAGAATAACCCGGCGTCTCTCCACGACTGATTGCTAAACGAGTGTTGCCCGTAATCACATCGGTAAAACCTTCCCGCATGATCTTGTCAATATCCCAACCCGAGAGATCAATTGTGCTACGTGTGTCAACAGCATTATCTGAAAAAATTTGATCTGCTAAACGAGAGTCAAAACGTCCAGAGATACGATATTGTAACAGACCAGAATTTGGATTCAAAGGATCGGCACAGCCAAACAAGTTGTTTACAAGATCAAAGGGACCTGAATTACGTTGGAAAACTACAGCAACTGGAAAAGCGTAGCTGTATCCATCCATAGTTCCCAAAGAATTATTTACATTGCCATCTCCGGCTCGCCATACAGCTGTGTCTCCATTGATAGAACCCATATTGGTCCATTGCATAGCAGGAATCCGAATTGGAGCAGACTGTCCCGCTTGAGCATAAACTATTTCTTGTGGAATAGCGCCAGGGTCAAGACCGAATTTGTACTTGGTGAAATCGTAAGTTAAAGCAACACGCTGTACATTGAAACGCCATTGTATCTGTGCTCTCTCTGTGGTGAATAACCCTTGGAAAGGATCCACAGAATCGTCGGGGAGATTTTCAGCGTTACTTGAATCTGGTTTGACACAACCATAAGGATAGAAATACTTCAGATTTGTGACTGGATCTATGTAGTAACCTTGTCCAGTAATTGGATTTAATGCTTGGTACCAGAGTTCCAAGAACACAACATAGATACGAGCAGGTTCATCCGTAACACCCAATGTCCAAAAAGCCGGGGCAGGAACAAGAACACGATTCAGAGTTTGATCTGCCGATTGAAATCCTGCGATTGTAATCACTTCGCCGTTAAACAAGACATCGTACTGTGGAACATAGAAAACATTTTCCAAGAAAGGCTGAAATTGTATGGCAAAATAAGTCAAGGCTCCTGAGGTTGTTTGGTCGGCGAGAAGCCGCTGATGTTTTGAGTCTTGTAGGTCTTGGATTAAATTGATATCGGCATCGGTAATTTGTTTATCATGAAGGCCGACAATGGTAATAAGAGATTTTCCCGAGGGGTCAAGAGTCCGGGACACATTCGTGGGATAAGTTTTTGGCATTACAATCTAGACTCCGAAAGCGACTATTTATCCTTCTTATAGGTAGCGCAAAGTCCGGAGAACATGAATGGCTATAATTCCTTACGATTTTATCGATCAAGATATTGTTTCGACTGAACTCATCAATCCTTTGGACATGGATTCTTTCTATAACCCCACAACTCAAGGACATACGGGTTTTGCTGCCGATGGAATTCATTACACTGCTGGAGTACAAGATCCAGGACCTATCTTTGCATCTTGGTACACAGAATACGACCCAAATACTTTCAATCCATACAGAGGGAACCAAGCTGCTTTCCCTGCTGCTGGCCTGATATTGCTCTCAAAAGTATCTCTCACTATTCTCAATGAAACTGAGAATACTATACCTTTGTGGATGCAATTTCTTTTGAATGACGAATTTATGCTCGCTAATAATTTCAATCAAGGATTAGATGGCTGGACTCCTAATGGACTAAGTTATGCAGATGGGATTGTGTCGGTACTTTACACTCCTGATGCAGGAAATGTAACTATCGTGTCCCCTATGATAGTGTCGATAGATTTTGGACAAGATCTGGCCTATCTGGATGTAGCCACATAAGGAGATGATTATGTTAGACGATAAGAGTTTGCTGGAACTTTGCGTTAGTGTTTCGGGAAAATTCGAAGACGACGCTGGGGCTAGTTACACTGATTTGACAGGAAACGAAGACGGAGAAGGCATAAGTGTAGGCGTACTACAATGGTGCGCTGGCCAAGGCTCTCTTCAGACTCTCTTGAAGGCAATTGCAGCCCAAATGGGCTGGCCTAAAGCACAGTCATTTTTCAAGAGTGACATACAACAGTTGGCCAATTCTTCTACTACAGATGCTGTTCAATTCTGTAAAGACCATTATCTGATTGCAGGAAGCACTAAGATCGATCCTGGAGCCGCTGCTAAATGGGTTTCTTTTTTGAGTCAGCCGGAGTCTATCTCTGCCCAAGTAGCTCTTGCAGCTAACACGGTGCTTGCTCATGCAAAGCGAGAGGTAACAGCATTCACTCCTGATTATACCGATCGTGTTCGACCTTATGCTTTCTTCTTTGATGTGTGTACACAGGAAGGTGGCATGGCAGTTGGACAGACAGTAGTTCCAGCCGTGCCTTCTGGTCAGGTACCCGATGTTTCTAGCATCGTAGCCTACGCCAGCACACAGAACGCTGCTTGTAGTGCTATTTGGGCTTCAAAACTACCAGGAGATTCGCTTGCTAGTCTCTTGTTACACTACGCCTATGCTCGTGCATCGATGGCGCGACCTGAGTATCTGTGGGATGCTTGTTCACGACGTGGAACAATTGCCTGTCGCGGAGGAGTGGTTCACGGCTCTACGATTGACTTGACGGCACTTCTGGATTAGGGTTGGGAGAAATTTCCTCTGCTGTTTTGTACGGCATTCGACTATAATGGCGCAGCCACATTAGGATTAGGAGGAGTTTCTTCCGTTGTCTTATCTGTTGAAGGATCATCCGGATCCTTCAATTCCACATTTTTAGCCTTCAGTAAATCTCGATAAAGTGTGGCAGCAGGAGCTAATTCTTCTAGCGGAAGACCATTTGCCGCATACTCCTTCAAAGCGAACATCAAGTAATCGTACACATTGTCTTGCAGAATAATGACTTTCATGTAGAAGTAATACTGGGATTAGTGGGAGAACGGGGCATCAGGATGATTGATGTTAACGGCCACAAAATCCTTATGACGTCCGAAGATACGAGCCTGGTGTGCTGAACGAAAGAAGATGTCTACCACAACTTTCCCGGCAACAACTGGATTGGTTTGCGAAGTACGATCTACGAACCGGGCATAGATCATCTTCTTGGTTCTCTTGCTAATCAACAAAATTCTATCGTTCAATTTCACATGCAATTTCTTTTCTGCAAGTGGTGACAAAGCTACATTTAGAACTGTGTCAGTAGGAAGTTCATGAGTAGGAACTGCGTAAGCAGCCTTAGCATGTTGAGTGTTGGCAAAAAGTGGATCAGTGCCAAAATCGGGTGTCAATGCATAAGCAGTTGCTTCGATACGAACATTATGTTTCTTTATGTAACTTGCACGTTGTTCTGCATTCAATTGTAGCTGTTGAATATGGATCAAAGTAGCTTGTTCTTCTACATGACGAGCCAGCACAATGTTCTGTTGATGAACGTAGCAAAAGCTGACAATCAACATTGCAGCAACAATTGTCAACGCCGATATTGTTCGTTGTAGTATCATGTGTCTACTCCTAATATACGGTTGGATTTTGTATTTCGGGTACTGCGTAAACATCTGATTCTATTAGAGTTATGACTAGAAAAGACTGATATAACGTGTTGGAATGTGTGGTTCGTATATGAAAGTATCCACAGCCGATGCGCGACCAACGCACACAATCCAAGCCAAAGTTCCGTAAGTTCCTGCCACTAAACCATCGAAATCTTGTGTTAAAGTTCCATCAGGTTTTACATACAACAGGCCACCTACTATAAGAGGGGGAGATATTACAACTTGGAATTCTCCTCCGTAAGTTGTGGCCACATTCACTGTACTTCCCGTAACACCAGCAGAAGTCGAGATGCCATCAGGATATGGAGCTATGACCGCACCATTGCCTATATCGGTTATAACATTCACTACATCTATGGGAGAAACTCCTCCATCGCTTTCAACTTTTATAGCCGAGAAAACTGGAAAATCACTATCAGCAGTAAAAGTCTTAGTGTTAGACGAATTGCCACTCACTGGGGGAGGAGGAGAGGCAGTGGAAGCAGTTTGAATCATGCTAAAGAAACTTCCTGGTAGCACATTTTGCGCCAGGGACAAATTGTGCGATGCTATAACTTGAATGACATCACCTTGGCTGAATTGTCCAGTAGTCGCAAACTGCTCAATTACTGGTCCTGTCACAGCATCTGTTTCAATGGAGAAAATCGGAGTGCCATTCTGTATGACAGTTACAACTCGAACACCTATTCCGCCTGTGTCCCAATTCAACTGTCCTGCTAACGCATACTGACCTCCAGCTTGCAGTGTAAATGTAGTGGGATTGGTGACGTTGTTCGTAAAATCAAAATCGTTTATTCCTGTTTTAGAATCAAATCCAACAGCGATACCTGCAGGACCTACAGGTACACTAGTGGTTAAAGCGACCGCTGTAACATGGAAACCTATCTCACCCAAACTTTGTAACAAAGCTTGTGCTTGTTGGATTTGCGATTGAACCTCTGCCAATGCTTGTTGTTGAAATTTCTGAATCCCAGCATAACTTAGATTGGTACGCAACATAGCAAGTTGAATTGGAATAGGCTGTCCTTGTATATCAGGACGACTCAGGAATGCTACCGGGTCCAAATCTAAGCCACTCCAGCCGTTACTGTTACTGTCGGGAACTGAGTTGTTGCTGTAGGTAACAATAGGAGCTACGGGTAGATTCAACAAAGGTGTCCCGGCTACCCAAGCACGATTACGAGTTTGGCAATCGGACAAAAGTTGATTGTAATCTGTACTATCGGCTAATGGATTGATGGCCGAATTCAATGTTTCTGCATAGCTTACAGCACGTTGAACTATGTAAGGATCCTGAGCAAGCAATACGATCAAATTGTTATTGAACTCTCGCCAAAATTGCGAATAACGATCTACCAATTGCGCTTGAGCAAATTGATCATAGACGAATCGATACTGCGGATGCGGAGATTGATAGCCTGGAGTATTAGCAATATTCTCTGTTGCTAGAGTAATCACTTCGTTCATAATTGTAGCAATTGACGTTGGGTATGAACAAGGCACAGGATATTGAGCCGTACCTGCTCCTAAAGTTACACTAGCAAGCGTTACGCTGATTGGCGTAACACTATAGTCAAGATCGGAACCTGTAAAAGAAGACAGATACAAAGGATCTGCTCCATTATCCCAATCTTGAGTTCGGGTATAGCCCAATAACGAAGCTTCGACATAAGAAAGTTTCCACAGTAAATTCTCTAGCAGAGCAGCGGGAAGATTTTTAGCTAAATCTACGAAAGGAATATCAGTTGGGGTATCCACTACAGTCCCTGAATAATTGTTGTAAGGAACTGCTGTCAGTGTTAGGGAATTGATTGAAGGTTGAATTGCATCTGTGTATATTTGTTGAAAATTGGGCAACCAATTTCCCGTGCGACCTGCGCCTGTTCTGTTTAGATTCAAGTAGAAAAGCCAAGCTGAAGTCACATAAGGATCGTAATTTGAAGCTACTACTTGCTTCAAAGTTATGAAATGAATCAGAGCTTTGCGTTCGTTAGCTTGACGAGTAACTAGATCAGGATTGTTATAATCAGGATCCGTTGGTTCTATAACCAAATTACGAGTAGCCGGAATCAGCGTCAAAATATTGTCTTGATATGTTTGCGCAGGAAGTTGATAATTGCTGATGATAGTTGATGGATCCGGTAAACTACCAAGCATAGATGAATTAGGATTGAATGCCGGACCATAAACCGGGACCGATGTGTTACTGAGATTCTGACCTGTATTCGGCAGAACACCACCTAGAGGTGGAACAAAAAACGGCGTACCGTAAGTCAATCCGCTGTACGTGTTAACCGTAGAAGGATAGTTACGGAATATGTTGATATTTGGCACATGGACTATACACTGATTGAATGCAAAATTGAAATCAAATCCCACGTGAGGCTGGAAGGCCGAAAGTGGGAAAAAATTAAAGCCATTCCAATTCCAAATAGTATCGCTAAAGAAATTCGGGATGGCAGGTAAATCAGGTAGTCCCCAATTACAAACTTGATTTAACAGATTTGCAATGGCATTCAAATTCTGTTGAACCATGCCAAGCATATTTTGTTCGATAGAAGAAAGCACTCCAATATTGTGAGTAACTGCAGAAATCAATCCAGTGATCTCCTGTTGAAAACTACTAACTGCCTGTAAGATACGAATGGAGTCAGCAATGTATTTGAAAGCACGAGGTCTGTGTTTCAATTGACCATCAACAGCAAGGCTGTTCATGTTCGTGTACATTGAGATCTTTTCTATCAAATCTTGTTTCTTTTCTTGCAACCAAAAATTAGCATCAGCAATAGAGCACTCAAGAAAGCGACCTTGCTCCATTGATTTATGATAGAAATGTTCAATAGCTGGATCACTGAGAGGATTCAGACGTGTTACTGCTCCCTTAGCCTTAATGGGCCAAAGTTCAGCATTCTGGAGATCAGTTGTGAGCGTATCGGTCATTAGCTATTCTCATCCGATTGGTAGAGACCTTGGTTGTGAACAATATCGGGAGCTTCAGTTGTGTGTCTAACTAATGAAGCCTCTATAGACTTTTGATCTGTAAAGATTCGATCCGTCTTGGTAACATGACGCCACGTGGTGCATTCAGTAATCCAATCACCCGTTGTCTGCCAGTGCAAGTTACCCTTGTGGACAACATCTATATCGCCAACAAGTTCAATCTGTAGAGCTTTGCCTATCTTATTGGGTTGGATGGTGATAACTGCTCCGCCATCTAACGATGCAGTTATTGAACGACCTTGTTTATCGGCACCAAGAGTTGCAACTAAACCTCCATCTGTATCGATCAAAATGGATTGGCCCGACGTAGGATTGCCTCCTACACGGACCAACATATCTCGCACCGTATGCAATTCCAACGACAAACCATGCTGATCCATAGCAGAGTTAGTCTGATTAGAATCACCCGGAACTGGAGTACCCAAAGCATCCCAAGCCGCTGTATTGAATGGAGGGAAATTTAGCTGAGGATGTCCAGCTTGTGTTAAGTCGTGGAAAGAATAATTCGATTCTCCAGCTGGATAAAAAGGACGACCCGGCGATTTTGAATCAATCCGATTCTGAGAGTAAAGTTGCTTGCCTTGTCCATCTCGATAACCATTGATCAAATGACGACGAAGTGCTCCCGGAGTACGAGCGCCAAAGCGAGCAATAACCGCTCCGTCAGCAGACATACGGAGAGAAACATTTTCTGCTCCCGTTTTCAAAACCGAGCTAGTAGGATCTCCATAGTTACCCGAGTCCTGATTAGGCTTCAGTTTTGGAGATGTCCAATATTGTAGGGTCCGATTACCAAGAGCATCTTTCTGTCCACGAATTTGAGTTTGCAGTGTGCGACGCTCATTAGGAAGCGAAGCATCGTCTGCTCCTAGACGCAAAACTGATTGACCTAGAGCCTGAAGATCTATAGCATCTTCTTCATCACGATTTTTACCAACAACCAATTTCAAGGAGCCAACAAGATGTCCTTCCATGCTGCGACCTGCACCATGAGGATGTTCATATCCACCTTGAAGAGGTATGTTCTCTTTTGGTAAAGTAGCTCCAATTTCAAAATAGAGAGAACCTTCTTTTGTTATGTCCCAACGAACAGAGTTGTATTCTTGTGGGAATCGAATCGCTTGAGCCGAGGCTGCCAAACGTGCTTCAGCATGATCGACTGAATCAACAACAGGAAGGTAGCCCGACTCTACATCTGCTCCAAACCGACCTTCAGTAGTGTAAGGAAATAGAATTGGCTTTAGAACTTGACCATAAGTGAGTTTGTCAAATCTATTGTAACCAACCAGGGTACCTTCACTCTTTTCTAGAATAAATCCACGACGACGCGGGGTGGGTCCTTCTTTTGTAGTGGGACCTACGGTTTGTGCTCCTCGTGTATATGGATGGTCCCAATCTTGATTGATAGCATAGGATTCATCATCGTAGGATACATTATTTCCAGTAGTTACGATCTGAGTTCGCTGCCAAGGATCCTGTGTAGTTCCCAGCACGAAATCAAATAAATCAGTTTCAAGAATTTCTTGTGGGAGAGTATAATCTAAAGCATATTCTTGAATGCGTTGTGTATTTTCAGAGAACGGAATAACATCTTGCTTTCCATTAACATAACGATCTTGCTCGCTAGCTCCTGGTTCTAAGAATAGGACATATTGTTGCGTGCCATCGGGCAGAGTGCTAGGCACAATATTCTGCGCATTAGGACGATTTACAGAGCCACGGAAACTGATACCCGCGTCTGAATATTCTACTCGACGACCACTGATTTCTGTCCAAGTACGACGATCTGAATCCAGATGGTCTCGGCTTAAATCTTTTCCACTGTAGTCCCAATCTGAATCGATCTTTTCAGTATATCCTGTTGTAGTCGCAACTGTCTTTTGACCAGGATAAGCCTTCCGATAAGAACCACGACGACGATTGCTATAACCTTCTACTCCTTCAACTGGACGAACTGCGATAGCATCTTCGGCTCGACTAGCATCGGCAAATTGCCAAGATACGATAGCAATCTGCGTATAGCCGCCGCGCCACCAGACAGGAATAGCAACACAAGTGCTTCCTGCTTCGGGCATGTTAACATCAGAACTTTCAAAGGCAGAAGCATTAGCTGGAAAGATATTTACTTCAGTGTAGGGATTTCCTGTGCGAAGATCTTCAAGTGTACAGACTTTGCGTTCCCAATCGACAGTAAGGACACGAGCAGGAAATGCTTGATATTGCAAATCTCCGCGTTCCCAATCACTTGGTCCTCGCGCATACAATCTCGAATTATCTTTGATAGTCATTAGGGTTGCTTAACTGCAGGTGTTACTCCTATTGCTCGAATATTTGGATCTAATGCTATGTCTAATTCAGATTGTGTAGCTGGAGTTGGAGATGGAGTTCCGCTGAGGAATAGATCCACCTTCTGCTGCAATTCATCTTCAATTTGATTTGTTAAAGCCACATCGGACGTTGGAAGATTTTCTGGCTGATCTAAGCTAAGAATTTGATTCTCAGTACCCGGCGCATTTGCTGTGGCCGAAGCTAATTCAAATGAATCGCTATTCTCAACCTGCGACTGCAAGGTAGATAATGCATTCTGTAAAGCACTACCCGGCTCCAATGACGTTTGTGGTGTTCCTTCTCCCGTAAACAAGAATGTGTTTATTCCTGTTAATACCTGTAGATCCTGAGGATTGACATACTCCACAAGATTTCCAAGACGAGTTTCATAGTAAGCTTCTGTTAAAGTTTTCCAACGACCCCAAGGGAATGGAGTTATGACTTCATATCCTTTCTCGTCAGTATAAGGCTGTTCCCAAAGAATGCGCTGGAAGTAATTAGAATCAATTCCGCTAGTTGTCTGTTGCACCATTTGTCCTGTAACAGGATCTTTAGTTGGTGGTAGCGGATTGCCTTTAGAATCAAGAGCCGTTCGAGGAGTAATCCATCGTTCGCGAGAAAAGAAAGGTTGACCAGGATTTATATCCGAGTCCTTATCATTTTGCACACGAAAACTCTTTGAAGTTGTGTCCGCTTTAGTTCCCCAGGAAGTACCCAATTGTTCTCGGCGATAGTGCATAATCTGTATCTGCTCTGGATAAACAGGTTGTGTTGGCAATTGTTGCAGCGTTGCCGGATTGTTTACCAGATTGACTGCAGGATCATCCGAAGCTACATCACCCGTTCCGGCTGTGCCCTGCTTGGTAGAATTGGTGCTGCCCACTGGAACAGATGGCAAATTGGGTCCTGTAGCCACTCCTGGAAGACTAGGTCCGGTGGTTCCTACAGTCTTCTGCTGTGGGGTGGTCCACTTCATAACCAAATTTGGTTGCGTAGTGTAGATAGTGACTTCTTGAGGCTGTCCTGATGTTTGATCCGTTGTGTTATTCAACACATGAGTAGAAGGAAACATGGGACGTTTCCGCAATGTATCCAATAAGATGCTTGTACTGGCTTCACCGCCTTGCTGATAAGCAATGCTTACAGAACGAATGTAGCCGTACATATCTCGATGAGGAAAATACATTGGAAAACCTAAGTGTAATTCAGGCCGAAGCGGAATTGTGATCTGATAAGTCCTGAATCCACGATTAGCGCGATTCAATTCTGAAACAGCGTAAGTATAGGCAGCAAATTTATCCCCGCTAACCAACCAAGGCAGTGTACGAGCAGGTTCTTCGCGAAGTCCAAATTTAGCCAACTTGGGGATATCAATGTGCCAAACGGCTTCTCGCAATGAGCTTGTGCCATCGCCCAAGTGAAAGGTTTTAGACCAATCAGGTTGAATAGTTACACGAGTTGCTCGAATACCCTGCTCATCTTCGGTTTCACTCTCGGATATAATTTCAGCCAAATGCACTATGAAAGGATTGTTGTTTTGCGTAAAACGTTGGTTAGTACTTGTTTGCTTCGGCGCATTCGGAGACGATTGCGTCACAGGAATTGGCGTGGTGTCGGTGCAATCTAAATTGTACAACGGAGGCTTTACAACAATTTCACCATTGATGTCTTGGAACCCTTCCATACCAATAGCCAAAATAATCTGACGGATGCGCTCCAGACGAGAAGTAATGTTTCCGTTCAATAATTGAATGGTTCCGATTTGAAAATCTGGAAGATAGCCTTTCAGGATGTTAACATACAAATCATGAGCCGGGTCACTCTCGAGAAGTTTACCTACTGTGTCATCTGAAATCTGAAAATACTCGGGACCCACTTTTCCTTTTTTAGAATTCGGGGTACTGATGCTATCTATATCCATGGGTAAAACAGAGCCAAAAGTGTAACCAAAAATATGGACATCTTTGCGTATTCCTAACAAGATAGTCTTCCACTTGCTGACATATCCGGCTTCTACCGCTTGTTGCTCATCACTACCCTGAACTCTTTGCTGTAGAATTGAATTAAGTTGGAAACCTTCAAATGAGATTCCTCGTAGGAATGTGTCGGCTAGTTGCTGATACGGATTCAAGTTAGCCTGGTTATTCTTTAAGACTTGAGCAGAACGATCGGCGTTTGTCAATAAAGCAGGATTCAATTCGATTTGCATCAATTCGAAAAAGCGTAATACACCCTGTCCTTGAATAGTAATTTCTACGGATTTACCTGTATCTGTATGAACTAGATGAGATACAACTCCTTTGAATACACGGGTATACACTGTATTGCCATCAGCTGCAGGAAAATAATTCTTAGCAAAAACTTGTAACTCCATCATGGTTTCAATAAGATTATTTCCACCCGGAGCCTGGAATAGATACTTTGCATAATTGGGGACCGATAGCACAACACTACAAGAAGGTTTCAAATTGTCTACATCATAAGTTGCACTGAAATTTTGAACATAATCATTGAAGTTAACCAATGTGTAATCTTGACCATTTTGACTTTGCAGATAAGGATTCAACAAGTAAGGTAGACCATCAAGATACACAACAATATCAGGAGCAGTCTTAACTATTTCTCTTTCCTGTGCTGTCTGCCGAATATTGCGAATCATATTTGCCATTAGTTAAATTGCCCCGGATTGGTCAAGAAAGCTGTACCTGCATTATATCCTAAATCATGTGCTGTAGGATCAAAGAATGTTGTTGTTGAATCATTTTGTTGAGCCGCTTGCTCAGCAGGTGATGGCGCAGACGTAAGAGAAGTCAGATTTGAACTAATTGGCAGATTCTGTACCATAGTGGTCTGATTGGAAATCTGAGTCAATTGTGTTGATCCTGCGTAAGCGTCATAAGAATGACCCCGCTGAATGTTGTTATGAATGTTGTCCCAATAGGGAGAACCGCTACGAAATCGTTCTTTCCATGCTATAAATGTGATATTGAAATCGTACAAAAATGGTTTCTCTGCATCCTTTGTGAAATTCATGCTATCAAACATTCCACTCCAAATGAAATTGCCGACTATAAGTTGCACATCCTGATGCTTTTGAATACGACGACGGGCAAAGTCAGCAACTAGTGGTCCTTGTCCTGATTGTTCTCCTTCGAACCAATAGCCGTTGTTTTCAAATACCATAAGCAATTGCTGCAAATTACGATAAGATTCTGTAAACAGATGAAATTGATCAGTCAATCCGTAAGCAAAGTACTGCCCTGCTGTTTGTCCTTGAAGAGAAATTTGAAGAACGTCTTCTCCCCAAACGCCAAACTGCCATCCAGCACGAGTAAGTGCTTGTTGATCAACTGTCTGACGGTTAACCGACACTGTGGTAGGATTAATCAAAAAGCGATATGTTGCTGCATAAGAAGGATCACGAACACCTTGAGTATTTACACCACGATGTGGAATTACAACCGAAATAAAATCGACAAAAGGCGTCAATGCAGCAGAAATCACAAAGCTACTGTAATCAATCTGAGTGGTGCGCTTACTAGGATCTCCTCCTCCAGCCGCAATTCCTGAATCTATTTGATCCTGGGTAGATTCAATAGTAACGAAACTCGGGATGATTCGCTTCTCACCTCGAATGGGGAGTTGAACTGGAGACACTTCGGAGTAAGCAGGTGTGGTTAACCCAATATCAGAGAGATCGTTCTGATCGTCAGTACCCGGATTAGTTAGATATCCTTGTCCCATAAGTTACCTTGGATAATACAACAGTGTACTTGTGCGTTCCACTTGAAAAACAAAATTGAAAGTCCATTGGAATGGATTGTTTGCATCCTGTACCCAAGCTAGTGTTTTAAAGTAGCCTTGATAATTGCTGCCTTCGAGTTTCATAACAACAGAACCGCGTGTCATTACATCGTTGTTCCGAGCATTTGCCTGAGCCGTGGAAGCTCCTACCACCGGGGACCAAGCTGATGGTCCTGTTTGGTTATTTCCTACTAACGAACTATTGTAGTTCTGATTGTAAAACCAAACGGTTGCATTGTTCTTAAAGAGCAAAACAAATTCTACAAATGCATCCTGTGCAGCCACACGGAATGAACTAGGAAGTTGATTGGTTTGATTCTGCACCGTTTGAGTAAAAACACTAGGACTTGTGTCAAGGACATTACCCGCTGCGTCAAAGGTGGGCTGAGAGACATCTGTATTAGACGTATGCTGAAAACCACTGGTCACTAAATCGATTAAATCTTGAGTAACCCCCGATACACTCATAAAATCCGTGATTCCTAACTGATTCATCATGACCCCGGTGGTACCTTGTCCAGTAATCAAATCAGCTTGCATTCCCCACAGGGTAAGATGAAAACCAGTTCGGGAAGTTGTCTTGAAATAGATATGCTTCATAGCAATGTTGAAGTTCTTGAGCGAAGCTTCAAGTTGCAATTCTATTGGTATACCGGATCTTCCTTCAGTTGACAATAGGAAGGGTCCTCGATTGTCGTTCAAGATAACATTGAATGCAACAGGAGTTATCTTGCTACGAGCCGGACGATTGCCGACAACTAATCCTTGATCTTCAAACCAAGGCTGTTCATTCAGTCCTTGAAGAATGACAACATCAGGAGCTAGAGCAGAATATTGCGCGTTGCTAATGTCCTGATTATCCAAAGGCTGAACAGAGGCATCGGGTCTGCTAAGAGGATCTTGGATTGCCGTGTTAGAACCACTGACAGCAGGATTTGGCTGAGTTGAATTAACAGGTAACTGACCTCCCTGTATTTGCGCCACAGTATCAGCAACAGTTGTATCCGGCGTTACTCCCAGAGTCTTTGAAACATTGTTAGCCCAATTTGGATCGCTGTTAGCATAGTGTGCTCCCACTTCGGACCAAGTCATACTCGGATTGTACAAAGTGTTCGATCCACCCGTTGTAATCAAGCCTACTTGATGTTGAAGAGCCGCCCAACCAGCATCAGCCGAAGGAAAGATTATAACTCCCCGGCTATCTGTAGTGAAATTCGAGGCGGAACTAGGAGTTGGTTTTATGTCCCCTGGATTGTTATTGACTGTAGGAGCCGCATTAGGCACACCGTAACCTTCTGCTACAGCAATGGCATTTGAAATTGTGAGAATTGCATCCTGTTGGTCAGGCATATCTTATCTCTCCTGTCCAACTGAACTTGTAACCGTTCGACCGTCTAATGTAGTAATTGCGGGTCGTCCTTCACCAGGAGCTTGATTTGTCGCTGCTGGCGGAATTGCTTGCGAGCTAATGTGAGCACCAATATTTGTGGTATTCACATTTGTAATGGTTGTAGAACCAGGAAATTGCTTAGCACTTGCCAGTAAATCTTCACCCGACATACTAAAATTCTTTATGGCATCAGAAGCATCCCCTTGAGTTTCTGCTGCTTTAGCCATATTTACAAATGCCATATCAGCTGCCTTTGCAAGTACTGGAGCATTGGCTAGAATACTATCAGCATTTATAACTTCCTCTTTTGTGGTTATGCCTTGAACACTAGTAGCACGTCGTTGAGTTTCTACCAACTCATTCATGGTGTAGCCCAACCCCGTTTGACGATTTATTTCTTGAGTTTTCTCCATCTGCAATTTATTGTATTGAGCTGGATCTGTATCCTTCATGGTAGGATTATCATCCAACTGTCGCTGTATATCTCGCAAACGATTCTTTGACTCGTCTTTCAATTCGTCTATGTGCTGCGTTAATTTATCAAAAGCATCACCTTGATACTCTTGACGAACTCGTTCTGTTTCGGTACCAGAAATTCTGTTGCCAAATCTTTGACTCAAAAAGTCATAAATGGCTCCCAATGGAGCCGAAATTGTGTTGAAGAGATTATCAAAAGCATCAGCAAAAATCTCAGCTAACGGACGAGTTGCTGTAGCAACATCCTCAGCTTTTCGATCTTGATCCTGTCTATCTTGAATGCTGAGTTGATCTCGAGCGACTTCGTCAGCACCAGTTTCTGTCTTCAAAATATCTTCAAGAATATCTTCTGATCCTGCCAGACGAGCCGTTAATTTATCAAATAATTTTGGCTGCTCTTTAAACAACTTCTGAATACGAGCACGATCTGTTTGTGCTCCACGCATTGCTTCGGGAGCACCTTGAATACCCGCTGCTAGAGTCACCAATCGGGAATAAGTTTTATCGTCTTTCAATGCTCCTGTAGCAGCCATTCCTGTGGTGGCTTGAGCTTGAGCTTGGAATACACGTTGCAGCTTTTGGAAAACCATCGGATCTGATTGCAATAATTCAGTGATCTTTACGAGAGCGGGATTTGTTAGGTCAACTTTACCTGTTGCTAATTGACCAACCGTTCCAGCCCCAGCAAGTTTTAAACTGTCTCGAATGAATTGAAATTGTTCAAAAGTGCTTTGTGTAAGATTACGACCCAATGTGGCTTGTCCTGCAGCATAAGCAAGACCTGCTTCTCCAAAGCGGCCTTGCCCAGCAAGAGATTGTACTCTCTTAGCAGCATCCAATCGAGCCATTTCTTGATCCAACTGATTTAATGCGCCAAGTGCTGCCTGACGTTCAACAGGAGTTCCATTTTGTGTACGAGCTAAATGAGCACGAGCGGCTGCGATGTCTTCACGATTATTTATAGTGCCTAAATCCAATCCTTGAATAGCACTAAATGCTTCTTGAGCACGTTGTTTTGCTATACCAACATTCTGTTGCTGTAGTTCAACCTGCTCTCCACCACGACCTTGCTGAGCGGCTCTCATTCCGAGGAAAGTCTGAATTTCAAAACTGCGCTTTTGCCCTGCATTTGTAAGTGCAGAAAGAGCTTCACGAACATCCTCAGAAGATTGTACGCCTGTACGTCCCAGTACACGCATAATGTTGGTGGTCTGTTCTAGCGATTGGCCCATGCGGTCAAATTGCTTATTGAGTTCATCAATGATGCCGATGTACTTGGTAGTTGTAATGCCTGCTCGGATTGTATCACGATTGATATGTTGGAAAAAATCTTGAACACCAGTAAAAGATTCATGATACTGCTGAAGAACTTTCATGATTTCTTTGGTGGCCGCGCCTTCATCCAAGAAACCAGCTAATTTGGCACCATGATAAGCTATATTCTTCACCATGCCAATTCCAGTTGCTTCTCCCGGTCTTACTCCAGTAGCAAGTTCAGGAAGATTGACACCGCCTTCTTTGATTGCTTCGGCGATTTTTAAGTTACGTTTGAAGGTTTCTCCTGTTAAGTTGAAACCCCAATTTTCCGATCCAAGAGCTTTACGAACGCTGAAAAGATTGGTTGCTCCCGAACCTGCTCCGCCAAAGATTCCTGCTTCTCCTAATTGTTCAGCAATATCGCGGTTAGCTTTAGCATTGGCATCAATGAATTTCTCAAGCAATTCACCAATAGCAAACATAGGAGCCAGTTGAGCCACTCCTCCCATTACATTGCTCATCATTCCTGCTTCGCCACCAGCCGCTAAACCACCAACTCCTTTTATAACCGACCCTTGACCCATTTCCATAGCTCGAGCGAGGAAAGTCGGTTTTGCTCCCGCAGGAGTCTCCACCATCTGTTTGAGAGCACGCTGGCCTAAATATCGATCCAGTAATCCGCCACCCCCGGCACCTTCTGCTAATTCGCGAGCCATGCCTTTAAAGTAAGCGGGTTTGAACTGCTTTATACGAACATCTCGTGTTCCGCCCATTAAACCCGCTCGTCGAGCCGAAGCAATGGTGTGAGCTTTCATCATTTCCATCTTTTGTTGTAATCCTGCTCGACCCTCATCTTTACGAGCCATCCGCAAACGATCAATACGGGAAGCAACTTCTCCATACTTAGCGTATTTCTCGAGCAATCCTGAACGACCCATTGCTTCATTCATCTGCAGCATTTCTTTAGTGAGAGGCTTAATGTGGACGTTGTTGAACAACTTCCGCATGTTATCAACTTCTTTGCTTGCTGTACGGAGATTTTTGCTCAACTGATCTATGAGATTGGGATCTATGGAATCTTCCATAGTTCGTCCCATACTGGCCATGTTAGTTTCTAGGTTCTTAACACCACGGGAGGTATGGTCAATCATACCTTGAATAGCTTTTTGTTCTTGCTTATCGAAGAAGCCTTTCTGAAGCAGTTGCTTTTGAGTATCAACAAGCTCTTCTAAATGAGCTTTCAATTCACGATAATTTTTTGCTTTAAAAATTCCTGAATCACCAAATTGACGACTAAGAGCGACTAATCGGGTAAAGGAGTCTTCATAGTCTTCAGTGTACTGAATAATGCTCTTCAACTTTGTTTGCCATTCAGTCAAATCAGTGCTGATAAGCCGACCTTCTTCAGCAATCTTAGAAAGAATTTCCACCTGCTTACCCAAATTAGCAAGTGTGTCGGATAACCCCTGATTCACAGCTGCGGGATTAGGCGGAGTTCCTGTTCCTGTCTGACCAAAGGTGGTAGTACCTTGAGTGGTTACTGGATTATTTCCTTGTGTACCATCTGGCATCTAGTTAACTTGTAGTCTCCTTAACCGGGGCTGCAGCTGTTCCTTCAGCTTCAGGATTATCTTCTATTTTCAAAGCACTTAGATTCTCTTGAATGATTTCTCTGGCCTGTGCTTCAATATCTTGCAGTGCTAAATCAATGAATCGCTTTTCTACTTCTGTCATCACAGCTGAATCGGGAAAAGCATTCTTCAAACGATCTTCAATGCGTTGACTATGAACCATGAACACTTTCCACATCACATTCATGACTTCTAATCCCCAAGTCAAAATGACATTGCGAAGTGCAGGTTGCCACATAGTTTGTTGACCAGTAGTAGGATCAATCACCATTCTTTTTTCAGGTGGCAGGTTCTTTAGATTAACACCGTCAATCCAAGAGATAGAACGAGACAGCACTTCTGCTTTGACCCGTTGCAACCAAGCGTAACCTTTGACATCATCCAATGCAAGTAGAGATTCTAGCTCTGCTTCTGTTGGAATATTGGAGATTCTAAGCCGATGCTGTCGACCTCCAGCTTTGATTGTGAGGATTTCTTCGTTCTCTTCGATACCAAATCCACGAAGTCCAGCTATGACTTCGTCTAAAGATTTTGGAGTTTCCTCAATTGGAGAAACTTCTACTTGTTTGTTCTCTTCCATAAAATGCTCCTTGTGAATGTAATGCTACAACCGTTGAAACCAAATTCGTTATCTGTAACGTTGAATCTTCTTTCCTGGAGATTCAAATACTTCCCGCTCTGCTACAGCTGGAGGTAATGGACGACCTTTCTTCAGATTTTGTTCACGCTGTTTAACTTCAGCATCTGTGAGGATCTTCATAGATTCAGTAAAGACCCCTGGTCCGCCGCGTCTCTCTAACATTGTATCGAATTCTCGTTTGCGAGCTTCAGCCGCTTCTTTTTGTTGCTGATAGAATCTCTCCATGAGTTTTTCATGCTTATCAGTGCCTTCTATCATGCCGCGCATTTCTCGTTGCAAACCTTCTCTAGAGTCATCTTGCATAGAATGACCCCAACCATCTTCTAAATTGATTTCTCTGTCAATACGAATCACTTGTTCCCAAGGTTCAGAAGAATCCACCTGCATAGAACGCTGCGCTGCTTTCAATTCGTTACGAACGGGATCTGCATTCTTACCCGCCCAAGGTTGGATAATCAACAAGGCGTTAAAATTTGCATCCAATCTTAACTTAGAAGCTTCACGATAATTGCACAAAGTAGCCCAAAGTCGAGCATGATCGGGAGGAGTCAAAATCTTCATGATTTGCCCGTCTGGGAATTTTATCTCCCGATTTTCATAAGAGGCTAACTGTGTACCCCGACTGTACCAAAGGTTTTCAGATGAGGAAGTGGAAGTATACGCTGAAAGATACGGATAGAGAGACAAATCAAATTCACTCATTTTAGTCACAAGCTGCACTAAACGACGAGTCTCTATTCCTGAAAAATCTTCAACTTCATCCGGTTTAAAAGTTGTACAAACAGAGAGCACTGCTTTGATGAAATCATTAGTGTCAAATATCCATCGCGATAGCAGTTTTCGTTCAGAAATATGAAGTCCTCGAACCCAACCCAGTTGCTTGCCATCTACTATGAGAGGACGAATCCGAGCACCTTGTTCAATAATTTCCTCACAATTTTGAGTGATTTTGTAACGGACTTCTTTGATTTGATCTGAAGTGGCTTTCTGCGCAAGACCATCGTTTATCTTGCGCATTAGGTCTATGCCTGAGATCCCCAAAGTATTGTTGCCTCGATTACTATATGGTTTTACTAAACGTGCTCCCGCGCCAAATACTGTTGGGTTTGTTTTATCATTCGGCATGGTTTGCAGGTACCTTTACTGCACCACGTAGCTTTGAGGCGTCGGCAATTTGGTGACTGATTTCTGTTGCTTCTTTGATTTCTTTTTCAGAGAATCTGCTGGATAAAACTTGTTGAGCTTGCTCAGCTATTTTATCACGTTCTTCTTCATCTATGTCCAATTGCATCTTGTATTTAGCAGGTTCAGGAGCCTTAAAGAGAGCAGCTGTAGTGAAATTTCTGTTAGAACGAAGTTGTCCTTTGTAAATTCGAAACACACGAGAAGCGATGGCTGTAGGCAGAGCACTTATTACGCGAGTTGCTTCAGCTAACGATTCAATTTTTAGGCCGGATACTTCTACCAGAGCGTAAGCTAGATAGATCCTTGTTTGGTCCTTATTTTTAGGAAATTTTATGGCAAATTCTTCTTCCCATTTTAGCCGTTTGAATCGAAAGACATAATTTAAGAGTTTGACTTCAACTTGCTGTTCCATACACCTTTCGCTAGAAAGCGTAACCACCAGAGTTCACTATCATTCGGTATTAGACAACATGAGACATGAACTTAAGATTACGCACCAAGACTTTAGCGACATCATCAATCAGATTAAAACTTATATGATCCAAAAGGATCAAGGATTCAAAGTAAGGGATAAACTTCACCTTCAAGAATGGAATTTTACAGCGGGGCATCCAACAAATCGTCATTGCATCGTCGTAATCACACATATCAGTAAAGGAGAGGGAGATCTCTATCTCACTAAAGATACAGTAGTAATGGCTATTAGATTGGCGAAATGGGCTTACGACGGCTCAAGACTTAGCTAGTCTTTCGGTTCTTTCAATCTCTTCCATCATCAGAGCAATTTCCGCTTTCACTTGTTTTGAACATTCTATAGGCGTAAGATGTTCGTAGAGACAAACAAAACGAACAGGCTTCCGTTTATAGTTCTGTTTGGCAGCTGCCCAAACATTTGCTGCCCGTTCACGAAAAGCTAGCATATTCTGATAAGTCTTTTCACCAAGAGTAGTCTTACCATTTGCCTCTCGTCGCTGTACAAGCCGTCTTAGATTCTCTTCCAAGGAAAGATCCAAATAGACATACACGGCAGCAATTTCTCGCGGGTTAGATTGAATCCAATCTACATCCCACTTCTTGCTTGAACGTACTGGATCTGTTATCACAAATTGAACTTCTTTTTGATCTAAGAGCCAATTAATGATTTTGGCTCTTGCTTCCATATTTTGGATGGCATCCGAACTATTTTTGATGTTTCCTGCAATAGCAGAACCATTGGGGAATAGAGTATACTTAGCCTTTTCAATTCGTTGTTCTCCTAAGTGCTGATCTAAACATTGAAAAGTCTTAATGTACTCAACTCCTCCAACACCACAAAGTTGCCGTGTAAGAGTAGATTTTCCGGAGGCTCCAGAGCCAAGAATTATGATTAAAACTTTCATTTTTATCTAATACCTAGTTTTTCACGACTAATTGCCTGCAATCTTTTTTGTGCTAAGATTGTGTATTCTGCCCTGTTATCATTCAATAAAAAATCGCGTTTTAATTTCAAAGCCGCGACACCAGTAGTGCCACTTCCACAAAAAGGATCTACGATGAGATCGTTAAAATTAGTTGATGCCCGTAAACATCGTTCTACTAAAGCCAAAGGTTTCTGAGTAGGATGTTTTCCTTCTAGCTTCTCTCCTTTCCCAGGAGACAGAAATCTCCAAACATTCTTCATCTGTTTTCCTTCGTTTTCCTGTTTCATATCTTCATAATTGAAAGAATAACTCTCTTTTCCTGGACGAGCCTTAGTAGCCCAAAAAGAGTCTCTGTAGCATGAGTAAAAGAACGGCAACCAAGATTAGGAGTAGGATTAGGAACTTCCCAAATTATGTCATTCAAAATGCGAAATCCAAATTCCTGCAAAGCTAAACCCACAGCCGGGCACACATGATACGTTCCGCTTGCCCAAATAGTACCAGTAGGTTTTAAAATACGGTAGCACTCTTTAATCCAAGAACGATGAAATTCATAGTCTATTTTCCAGCCTTGGCTTTTATCCCAATCTCCTTTATGAACCTTAGCTCTTTTACCTGCCACACAAGTGAATCCACCATTAGATAAGAAATATGGAGGATCTGTCCAAACACAATCTACACTATTACTCGCGATGCTTTGTAAAAATACCAGAGCATCCAGAGTAAAGATTCTATGAGTAAAATCAATTTCTATCATAAACCAACAACCCAAGAATTGTAATGAGAGTTTTCACTGTTTCTTAAGCCTTTTGATGATTTCATTGATTTCAGTTAATTGATGCTCTGCATGAGAACGCCACGGATGTTCGTCGTCAAATACTTGAGTACAAGCGCAAGTTACGACTTCTTTTCCATCAATTCTTTGAATACTAATTGCATCGTGTTCGTGCAATTCAAAGATATTGAGACCTATCTTAACTCCATTCTCAATACCTCCTAGTGCATCGTGCGAATTTTTCATAGATCGACAACCCAAGGTTTGTGTACTAATTTGTACGATTCATCTGACATCGAAGCATTGTAACAAACCGTTCCAAACTTAGTCTCATGTCGTCCGTATCCGCCATGAATATGTCCAAAAACATGTATCTTGGGACGAATTCTGAGAATGGCCATCAGAAGTTCTCCACAACCCAAATGTTCTGTATTTCCAAGAGAAGAAACCTGATCTAAAACTCCTATCGGCGGTCCATGAGTAATCAAAACATCTGTATCAGAAGGAATAGCATCCCAAAAAGGACGAATCGCTGTGCTGCCTCGAATATTAAATGCCCAATCGTTAAACCAAGGAGTAACCGGGCTACCGTAAAACTTTAGACCTTCAACCGTAACACTTGAATTTTCCAGATAGATAATTCCTCGCCCCAAAGCATTAACAGCATCAAATCGACTTCTTTCAAAAAGCCAATCGTGATTACCAGCAATGACAATCTTATGTTTATGCGGCAAAGAACGCAGCCAATTACCGACATCTTCAATCTGATAAGTTCTACCCATCATTGTTAAATCTCCTGCATGGATTAAAATATCTCCATCAGGAATGAAGGGACGACCCAAGCCGTGTGTATCAGAGATGAGAACTAATCTTGGCATATTGATTTCTAATACTCGCGAGGACCGTAGTATTTCTCTTGAAAGGCATTCTGAAAAACTGGATCGAATTCTCTCATCATAACAACTTGTCCTGTCTCTCGATAGTGATTTTGCTTTTCAGGCTTTAAGCCGGGATCGTTAGGGTTATCTTCTAAGCGTAATTGAACAGGTAACACTGCCCGTCGCATCTTCCAAAAGACCGAGAAATCTTCTTCTGGCCATCGCTGTTCTGCTTTCTTTATGCGTTGATAGAACATGTCGGCATAGACACCAGGATAACGACGATTAGGTCTGTGCCAGCTTTTGTAAGTGCAGAGTTCCGATTCTAATGTGAAATAAGTCACATCCCAAATGAAGTCTCGACTCTTGAAGCGTTCTTTAGCTTCAGAGAGCAAATTAGCTCCTTCCCTCTGCAGCCACAGCATCATCTCAGGAGTATATTTGCCTTCAAATCCAGTGTTATTTTCTGGTCCAGTCCAATCTAAATCATCTCGACCTAGAACTTTAGCCAATCCATTTCGCAGTGATTTACTTCCCGAAATGTCTTCTAGAAACAAAGAGTTAGGTTCAATGTTGAGCTTGGCAATTCGGAGATACTCCAAGTAACTGAAGGTAGACATTCGTCCAAAAGAGTAGAAATCCTCTCGTACCTTATCCCACATTTTTTGAAAATTGACTAACGGATCTTCTTCTGTTGCAATTGTGTTAAAGAATTCTGTCTGATCATTACCACACAACTCTTTATATTGCAAAACTGATTTTATGAAATCTCGTTTCTGATGTCTACGATCAGTGTCAAATTCCAAGCGTGGCCATTCTTTATTGTACCAAGCATACAATGCCGGAAGATCAAGCTCAGCGAAATCAGGAAAATGTTTGAAGATAATCCAAGAGGTTAACGGATGTTGTGTATTGCCATTGATGAAAATAAACCACAATAGTTGTTCTCTCGACCATCCAAATTCTTTTCGTAAAAAGGGAAAGGTCATATAAGGTAAACTAGCTCCAGCATGAATTCTATAACGGAGACAGAATTCGTAGAAACGTAGAAATACCTCACGACGGAATTCAGGCAGACGAAAATCCATTCCCTCTTCGAGATCTTGGATTTCATTCAAACCCAGCAATTGACAATAACGACCCGGTGTTGTATGGTCACAGGTAGTTAAAACTTTGTCTAGGCCGATGACTTGTTGCCCGAAAGGGCTGTAAAAGAGTTTATTCATGCTCTTCTTCGTTCTCTACATCTTCATCAGAAGACATGACAGTCCCTTTCCAATCTGGGCAAGAACTGCTGGCAATTGCTATTGCTTTCTTAACAGCTTCTTCGTCATTGTCAGCATCTACATTAACAAAATCTTCAGCTTCCACTAAAACAATGTAATTTTTCATGTTATATATTCTGACTTAAGACCAGTCCTCTTTCAATCATTCTATCGACAACTTGTTCAACAATTTGATCCAGAAGCTCGTCAGGAAGAGAGATAATGCGCCCTTTTTCGTCTACTTTTATACAATTATCCTGACTGTCTGTAATTCCGATTTCATTTTGATTCATGCAATTCTCCAAACCTTTGTTTCAATACTGGAACCATAGCTTCAGCAGAAGGTTTGCTGCCTACGATCCAAAACAAAGATCGCTCGTTTAGGTAGGGACGAAAAATGTCCAAATTATCCTTCATATAATGCATCATCTTACCCTCATAACGAGGGTGAAACTCTATATCTTTATAGGAGTAAGGCATGAGATCGTTGTATTCGCAATAGCCTGTGCCATTCAGATTATAGTGCTCAAGAATGTAAGGAGCTATCTTTGAAGATTCTGGTTCAAGATCCTGATTGTGCTTAAATCTCCATCTAAAACAATCGGTCAAGCGAGCGTTCCAAGGCGTTCTCTCTTCTATTGATACTTGCTCTATCACCTGCAATCGACGATAAATATAAGCAGGATCTGTACTGCCAAAAGAACCGATTCCCAAAAGAATCACTCTCTTAAGGTTTTTGGGTCTAAAACGTGTAATCCCATACAAAACGGAGGTCACACTGTTGCAACTACCCGCTGGAACGATAATTGTTTCAATCTCAGCAGGAAGATTTCGAACTTGTTCGCTGCCTACTTTATGGAAAGCTTCTACTCGTTCGGGAGAGTTCTTTTCTTGATCAACAGTGATATTGGTCTCTAAGTGAAAATAGCCAGGAAATTCTGTTTCTGTCAATTCCTTAGCCTTACTATTCAAAGTAGCAGCATATCCAGGGTTAAAACTTCTAAACTGAGCACCCAACCATTTTGCTGCTGCAAGTGTCTCGTGCTCTTCGGGACGTTTAGTACCAATACAATCTACAACAGGAAGACCAAAATGCACCCCAATACAAGCAGTCATAGGATGTTGGGGACTCCCGGTAACGGCTCCATGAGAAATTCCAACTGCACCTTGTTTGATAGCTTCGGAGACTAACCAGATACACTGTCGTAGCTTAGAACCATTAATGCCGCCATAACCCAGCGGAGCAAATTTATCTTCTCGCTTGAACCACATGCCGCCAATCTTTTCGCATGGCGAGAGGTCTAAAATGTGATCTTCCCAATGTATCAAATCACGATCTATGCTCTGTATCTGGAAGATGCTATCGTTCATAATTTCCCTTGTAGTATGATACTGCAAAGTTGGTAGGAAAACAAGCTTTTCGCTCGATTTTTCCTGTTTACTTGTAAGTCCCGGTATTATACAGACCTAAAACCTAAGTCGCGGCTCCTGGAAAGTATTGACTATTATGACCGAAGCTCCAAAAACCACAAAAGAAAGCTACGCTTACAACTTTTGGCGTCTTTTTCATTGTTTCTTGCGTCATTCTCGTACAGAGGAAGAACTGTCTCGTACAAAAGATACTTGGACTTGGATGATGGACAATGTGGTCAGTTTACGCAAAATTTGTGTGGACGTGCAACTTGATTTATTGAATGTCATTTGGTCCGTTGCTACCGAAACTCAGGATCTACCCGGCTACAATCTTGTCCTTGAAACCGTTCAGGGAATGGAAAAGAACGATGCTCTCCTAGATGCCTTAAAAGAATACTGCAGTTTTGAACCTCAGCTAACAATACACGATCCTGAGGATTTGGCAGGAGTTTTTCGCGAATTAGCTACCGATTGGGAAAAAGAACGAATTTCAAGTTTGCTAAGGACCACATTCAGAATAGTCAATAAAAACATTGAAGAAAACAAAGTAAAGTGGTCTGGTCCTCGAGATGGGATTCATTATTTGATGAAAGGACTAGAAAGCGGTCTTCTTGTGGGAGAAGCCGAATCAACTCATCCCATAGATGTAAAAAACGAGGCTGAAGGAATCATGGAATACTATGAAGAACAGGGACGTCGAGGATTTATAGATTCCGGTTTTCCCCAGTTTAAATTTCAAGCCAGCAACTTCGTAGGAATTTTAGGTTATGCAGGAGATGGCAAATCCGTAACAGGACGATATTTCCTGTACAACATGGCTGTACAGGGGAAACGAGTTATCCATATTTCTCTTGAGAATAGTTCAACCGTGGAGCGCAATAAGTTCATTATCATGCACGCTCATAATCCAAAGTTTGGAGACGAATTCAAGAGCATCTCGTACGAAAGGTTCAAACACCATCTTTTGTCCTATCGAGAACGCGGCTATCTTGAAGAAGTTGCCAAAGACTTTAGAGCGAATGTAAGTGGAAACATCATAATCCATCAGCCTCTAATCGCCAGCTGGCCGCACTGTAAGAACTTTATCGAGGCACAAGACCTTATTGAAAACATAGAGGCAGTGCAGATAGATTATCTTCAGTTAATCGACCCACCTACGTCTAAAAATGAACCGGATCAAAGAACTCGAATGACTACCATGGTTAAAGATGTACGGCAGTACGCTCTGACCTTTGGAGGCAGCCGAAAGCTAGTTATTATTTCTCCTGTTCAATCAAACGAAGAGGGAATCACACGTGCTCGTAATGAAGAGGGAGTTTGGAACTTAAGCGGGATCAACAACGATAAAGAACTGGGCCGCAGCATGGACTTCATTGTAGGCGTCTGTAACCGAGGCAAGGCGAACATTGCTCATTATGGAGAAGTTCAAGATTTAGTTTTCTCCTGCGTCAAAGAACGCGATGGTATCGGCTTTTCTCCTTTCTTTGCACAACTAACCGGGGCAGGATGGCTCATCCCTTCATCTCGTTTTGGTCCACAAGTTGCTTCTACAGAGACAGAAACTTTGAATGACAATGTTGATCCGGAAATGGAACAGTAATGACAAAAGTAACTGAGAGTCAACCCGTATATCTCGAAATTAAAAACTGGGAGAAGTATCAAGCTGACAATAAAGGTCAAGTTCGAGAAGGTCCTTCACCCTGGATTAAGGACTGGACTGATAAGGAATCTGATTACGAATATAGTAAATTAACTTACTACCAACGCTATGTATATGACGCCTTGCGTAGGCTAAAAGGGAAGACTGGAAAGAATCCTCCGAATGATCCTTTGTACATAGCACGAGCCACGCACGCACTACCTAGAGATAGCGCACACATAGCGCACGCCATACGCACACTCATCGATTTAGGGCTTGTGCGTATAGTGTGGGTGGCGAATTCGAACTCACACACTACGCACGCACTACCTACCCCCTCGGGAAGTCCACTAGAATCAGGAGATAGAAGCTCTTCAGATATAGATATAGAAAGAGATAGAGTAGATATAGATATATCTACGAATGGATCAACAGAGAATAGCGAGAGTGTTACAGTAGGCAAAGGGTTCCAAGAGGAGAGTGCACTCTAATGGCGGATCTCCCAGCAAAAGAAAGACTGGCAAATAAGTTATGGACTCTGGTGGGTCGTCCTGCAAAGGCTGACTACCAGGGATGGGCTTCTCAATTTTCCCGTTTGCTCGAATCACATCCATTAGAAGAAATCGCCGATGTAATGACTTTTGCTCTTGAGCAGAATCCTTACTCCGCCGAATACTTGAGAGCCGCTAACGATCCCGCTGCCTCGTTCGCAAAGAATTATGATGATCTGTTGCGTCGTCGTAAAGCAAAGCAAAAAGCTGACCAGATTGCTATCCGTAATGAGGAAGACGACTTAATTCCTCTCCCTTACCGTTGCCCTCACAATATACATCTGTGCCCTTTTCAATGCCTAAAGTGTTTACGTTTGGCTCGTCTTATCGGTCGTAGTGCAAAGGAGATTAAACTCATTTGGCAGAGCTTGCACGTGGCGGAAATTGAAGCCGATTTGAAAGAACTGGAACAAAATCGTGCTTATCAGAAAAATTATTTTGAGCAGCGAACGAAGAAGTCTCCTTTTCCCAAGAAGACTGAGAAAACTAAGTAACTTGTCTTTTTTATCATAGTGCTGAAACCTTCATAAATACAGTATTAATTCCCTATCGTCGCGAAAATCGCCAATGAAAATTTAGGTCAATTTCAAACCCAGAAGAGTACCCTGACTGTTACTAATTTCTCTTCTTTTAAGGATCAACATTTCATGATGTCAAGTCGCATGTCCCCCTTTCAACAGTATATTCACAAATCGAGATATGCACGCTGGCTTCCGGATCAAAATCGAAGGGAAAATTGGGAAGAAACAGTACATCGGTACATAGAATTCTTTACTCCCCGCATTCCTGAAGTGGATCGCGAGAAGATTTCCACAGACCTAGAAAAGGCTATCCTCTCCTTGGAAGTTATGCCTTCCATGAGAGCTTTGATGACAGCTGGCCCTGCTCTAAAGAAGGACAATGCAGCCGGGTACAACTGCTCTTTCCTAATTGTGGACGATCCTCGCGCTTTCGACGAAGCAATGTATCTTAGCATGTGTAGCGCAGGAGTAGGGTTTTCGGTTGAACGACAGTTTGTGGCGATGTTGCCGACGATTGCAGAGAACTTTTATCCGACTGATACGACCATCAAAGTTATGGACAGCAAGATTGGATGGGCAACGGGATTCCGCCAACTCATTCAGCTTTTGTACGGCGGTTTGATACCTAAATGGGATCTTAGCGCCGTTCGTCCTGCTGGTGCTCCGCTCAGAACCTTTGGTGGTCGTGCTTCGGGTCCTGCTCCGTTGGATCGTCTCTTCAAATTCACAGTAAACCTTTTCCGTCGCGCTGCTGGTCGTAAATTCAATTCCATTGAGTGTCATGATTTGATGTGTAAGGTTGCCGATGTAGTTGTCTCGGGTGGCGTAAGACGATCAGCAATGATTTCGCTTTCTAACCTATCTGATGATCGCATGCGGAATGCCAAGAATGGAAAGTGGTGGGAAGACAACGGCCATCGCGCACTGAGCAATAATTCTGTGGCTTACACAGAAAAACCTGAAATGGAAATTTTCCTTCGCGAATGGCTCACTCTGGTAGAAAGTAAATCGGGTGAGCGCGGTATTTTCAATCGCGAAGCTGCTCAATTACAAGCAAAGAAAAATGGCCGTCGTAAATACAAAGGAATCAACTTTGGAACCAATCCTTGTTCTGAAATTATTCTTCGTTCTAAAGGATTGTGCAATTTAACCGAGGTAGTTGTCCGTCCTGAAGATTCAGTAAACACTTTGAAACGCAAGATTCGTCTAGCAGTCATTATGGGCTGCTTGCAATCTACCCTGACTGACTTTCGCTATTTAAGAAAAGAATGGCAAAAGAATGCAGAGGAAGAACGATTGCTAGGAGTTTCTCTAACCGGAATAGCCGACAACGTTTTGTTATCAACGAATGGCCCTGAATTGGAGAAACTCCTAGACGAGCTACATGACTATGCTGTGAATGTCTGTAAGGATTGGTCCAAGCGGCTGAATATTAAACTTGCTACCGCCATTACTTGCGTAAAGCCATCCGGGACTGTCTCGCAGCTTGTGAACAGCGCGTCCGGAATTCATGGACGATGGTCCGATTATTATCTTCGTGCCGTTCGAGGGGATAAGAAGGACCCTCTAGGCCAATTCTTAAAGGCTATGGGCATTCCTAATGAACCGGACATCACTAAACCAAACGATGTAGATATTTTCTATTTTCCAATGGAGTCTCCCAAGAGCAGTGTAAAGCGAAATGATACCTCAGCCATTGAGCAGCTTGAATTGTATCTGACCTACTATCGCCATTGGTGCGAACACAATGTCAGCATCACAATTTATGTTAAAGAAAACGAATGGTTGAAGGTCGCTGCTTGGGTATATGAGCATTTTAATGAAGTCGGAGGAATCAGCTTCCTGCCCTATTCGGATCATGTCTATCAACAAGCTCCTTATACCGAAATCACAGAAGAAGAGTATCAGACTAGGAAAGCTGCATTTCCGGAAATAGATTGGTCCAGACTTCCTGAGTTTGAAAAGGAAGACAATACCGTAGGCACCAAGGAGCTAGCTTGCTCTGCTGGCGTTTGCGAGTTAGTTGATATCACAGGCGTTCGCGATACAACTAATACTGACAACATTTCTAATTTGCAGTAGTGAGGATTGAATGATCATAGGTATTTCGGGAGTCTCTTCTACGGGAAAGTCTTCCCTGGCAAAAGCCGCAGCAGAAAAGTTGAATCTTCCCGTTCTCCTTGATACAGACTGGCATGAGAGAGCTTGGAAATGGCTTGAAGAAAAAGGCTTGATGCCTCATACTAAGTTCTTTCCTGAACTAACACCAGAAGAACACATCAATTTTGAACGAGCCGCCGTTTCTTCTCGCATTGCTATGGAAAACGAACAGTCAGAATTTATCGGGGATGAAACGCCACTCGAATACATAAATTATCTGTACCTCACTTGTGCTCCGTATCCCAATTTGATTTCTCCAACTGAATTGAATGTCATGATTGATGCTCTGCGTTCTCAGTTGCGTCGATACGATCTAATTTGGTATCTACCTTTTGGACAATTGCCTGTAGTAGACGATGGCCGCCGTCTCACTAATGAGCATCTCTTAAAAGGATTGGATTATCGACTACGGGGAATGATGCAAGAACTAATAGAGTTGCAACATCCCATTATTGGGATTATCAATGACATTACGGATTTGGAAACACGTGTAAAGATTGTGTTGACTTCGCCTGAGATCATAAAGCAGAATAAACAGAGGAAGAAAATTAATTAGAGAGACTTATAACATGAGCGAAAGTGCAACAGAGCAATTCTTAACGTGGTACGAACAAGCTAAAGCGAAAGGCTTGAAAAGCATAAATTTCTGCCCAGCAGATACTTCTATGTCTACGGTTGAATCTTTCTTAGAGGAAGTTAATGCCGTGCGTCGTGCAGTAGACAGAGGGGAATTTCAAGAATTATCTGACGAAATTTAGAGTTTCTGAATTTTGGCTTGTATTTCTTTTGCTAGATCAAAGTATATCGAGAAGTATCTTACTGGCTCTCCCCACCGTTGAAATTCCATATGGAACACCAAGGCTATGATGTGAGCAATGGCTGTGACTCCCACTTTTTTGTATCCTTCACTCACAATTTCTTTGGCTATGTAACGAGATTCAGGGTCGTATTCATCGCTCGGAGCACCCACCTTGAGTAGCTGCTCTAAATCGGCCTTGTCAACGAGATGCTTAACTACGATAAATACTCTCTGTTCAAGGGCTTCCAGTTTTTCAGGAGGGGCAATTCGATCTTCAGAATTCTTTTTATTAGCCATGTTAAATAATGCCGGAAAACTCCTTTTGTGTAGTAGATTATAAGTGGAGAGATAAATGAGCATCCCTGCCACAGACAAGATTGTCGCAACCGCCGCCACCAAGCACATCACTCACTCTTTCGATGTTTCTCGATTCAAAGGGGCTTTGCGTTCTCTTGAAATTGGGCAGCAAATGGGTAAGATCTACAACATGGAATTTGAAAATGCAAAGTACTGGATTGCCCAAGGAACCGAGCATGCTCAACATATAGCAGCCGAAAAAGCACGTACCGATAAAGTCTACTCCGACGCAGATCCACGTGGAGATATTGGCTACGCCTTTTGTATGAATCAGGCTGCTTCTCTGGCTCGTCGTCTTAGGAAGCTGGATTCGAAACTTATCACGCCGGGGATACAATCGTACCTGGAAACCTTGGATCAGATTGCTGCAGTTTACATCTGGTTGAAATCGTTTAAGCCCATTATCGTTAAGGGTAGAAAGCCTAATCCGAATGCTCCTCCGCCGGATTTGACTAATATGGCAACTTGTGCCATTTGTTTCAGACAGCAAAAATTAGTCAAAGAAAACAATGAATTGGTTATGGTGCATCATGGCTTTCACATTAGCGATGGAGCAGGACGATACTACGGGTACCGTGCTGGGTCCTGCCAAGGTGTTGGTTTTCAGCCTTATGAATTGAGCAGCGAAGCAAACGAGGCATACAAAAAGCTTCTCGGAGCACAACTGCTTTGTCAACAGGAATTTCTTCAGAAATTAAACAAGGGAGAGATTACAACCCTTCAATATCGCGTTCGTTCTACTGGGGATATTACTGAGTGGAAAACCACTTCTCGAGGAGATTCTGACTGGGATAAAATTTTCAAGAAAGAATTGAATGAGGCAGAATCCAATATCAAGCAGATCAAAAGCGACATCTCTTGGCAAGACGATCTTATTGCTCGTTGGACTCCTCAATCGGTAGTTTTCGACGGAACAACGTATCAAGCTTCCAGAGGTTAATTTTATGGAAGTTCTTTACACCAATCAAAGAGGTCTTGAATTCTTCCTCTCCTGCACAGGAACTGCTTTTGAAGGTCGCTATCCGGGTAAGATTAGTAATGTCGAAGAGGTTGCCATAGAAGTTATGAAACCTCATTGGATCTCGAATAAGCCTCCTGCTACTCCTAAGTCCTTGATTAACTAAGACTTAAAACTACCCGAATCTGCAAGTTTCTGCGTAGATTGTAATAGAGATACGACTATGAAACGAGCACTTCAAAAAGCCAAACGAGATGCAGTGAAGTGGGCCAAAGCGGAGCTAAAGCGGCTCCTTGCTGAAGGTCGAAATCCACAAGATGCAGCTGAAGAAATTCTGATTGCGGTTTCTCGTCGACTGTATGGAATTGGTTGTCAAGTGGCCGTTTCGAAGGAATTGAATTTGCACTTTCGGCAACAAGAGGAAGAAAATGGAAGAACCAAAACAGCCTGAACTAGGAACTAAAGTCAGACATTCTTCCCATAAAGAGGAAGGAGTTGTAGAAGGCTACAACTCAAAAGGAACGCCGTTAGTGCGTTGGAGTTATGGAAATCTGACTGCGACACCAGTTACTTCTCTAGAAACTGAACAGGAATTTTGCAGCGCAACTTAACTGGAAGAAGTAAAGAAATAACTACCTGATTTCTAATTGTTGATCGTAGTATCAATTGTGAAGCCGAGTATAGGAAGCGGCAAAGCCGCACAACGAAACTCGGAAGTCAAGGACTGACTGGCTGTACAGATGCATCGTCTACCTTGCAAAGTTTTGCACTGTGGTGCGATGGTTGCAACGCCATCTAACTGCGAGGAGCAGGGCCACAACTGGGATATCCCGGCAGGGAGAGTTAGGTTCAAATCCTAACAGTACATTTGAGATGCCGTTCCGGACGGCGCTGGACCCATTTACGGCGAGGAGCCTAAACGGTGGGCAACCATCCGGAAAACTATTGGGAAGAAGTAAAAAAGTAGGCGGTGGGTGCTATCTGACAAGATCTTGCAAGGTTTTGTCAGGTAACGAGCCGCACCCACAAAGTTTTGTGTCTGTAGCTTAGAGGCAAAGCGGCAGCCATTAGCCCTTGGGCGCGTGGCAGCAGATCAGTGGTTCGAGTCCACTCGGATACACCAGAATCAGGGTCCGTTACAAGGGTCCCTTCGTGCCCACTCTGTGATGGGGTGGGGACAGGGACCCTGCTGGGCGGATCCGGGGAAGGCGGACTAATCAACCGTCTGTCCCAAATTTTATGAGCGTGAATTTGCCGCTTACACGATTTGATGAGGCCAAGCAGTTGGCTCTCTCTGGCAACTATACCCTAAATGCCATCGTGGATCCACGATGTAGGACGCCAGAGGATGTGGATTCCGGGTCCACTGGAACTCATCAATCCTTTCGTTATAGAAGTATTAAGTAGAGACGTACAAGTTTGAATTGGTCAATGCCAATTCATGCGGAGTAAACGCAAGGTCCGGGTGCTGCTGAAAAGCTGCAGTCTGAGCGCAACCTAAATAGGCGACACGCGAAGTAAGATGCACCCGGCATCTAATTTTTGAGTTTTGTGGTGCAGTGGGGATGGCGACCCACACTTATGCTAATAGAGGAGCTATGATGCTTGGCCGTTTTCGGTCGGTGAATAAACCGTGGCTGTAACTCCTCCAGCACCCGCGTTCGAATCCGGGCACCACAATCAAGTTCCTAATTGCTGTGGCATTAGCGGCCAAGGCTCGATGGAATACCCAAGCGATGACAACCTGCTCCTAGTACGGCTACTATATCGCTAGAAGGTCGGAAGAGGGTCAGTAATTAGGATTCAAGTTTAGCAGCTGGATATTATGAGCAGCACCGGGTGGATAAAATCAGAAGGCTGAACGCCGAGACTGGACCATCTGAAGCCGAAAGCTAGGTTGCTAAATTGATTTTTTCGCTTGTTTACCCGAAATTGGGAAATACGGAGTATAATAGCAATATGAAGAACGCAGCACAAGTAGAACGAGATTGTAACGGAGCCACTGAACCTGGCGTCGCAGACGCGGGGACGGTGTCCTCGGACGTAATTGTGGAGGGCGGTTAGCAACCGATTCAAACCACAAGATCGACCGAGGACGCCCATTAAACCGGGCGTCCTTTTTGTTTTATAGTATTGTTTTACTATGGGTCATGTGGAAAAATTTAATGAAAAAGAAAAGTGGTGTCCAAAGTGTGAGAAATGGATATTACTCAATGATTTCTATACGGATACTGATAGAAAAAGTGGACGACGAACATATTGCAAGCTTTGCGAACGCTTAAAGAAAGCAGAATATGGTACAAATTCTCGAGATAAACTTTTAAATCCTGAAGAAATCAAAGTTCTTTGGGAAAATCAAGATCGTAAATGTGCCATATGTCGTAAAGAGATTGATTATTTAAGTGGTCATTTAGATCACGATCATGCAACAGGTCAAGCACGTGGGCTGCTTTGTAAGTGGTGTAATCTTGGATTAGGATGGTTTAAAGACAATTCTGAACTCTTAAAAGCAGCCATAGATTACTTGAAAAGATTTTCGCGCTGTTAGCTTAGTGGCAAAAGCATCTGCTTTACACGCAGGGGAACGGAGGTTCGAGTCCTCCACGGCGCACCAAGATTGTTAGCAGCTGTAGAACTTAGTTTAACTGGCTAGAACTCCGGCCTTGGCCGGAGGCGGGAGGTTCGAGTCCTTCCAGTTCATTACATGTACCGCTGCTGACAGACAGGAGAGGCGGGTCTGATTCCGAGTCATGTCCGGGATATGACCCGCGCTCCCAAAAAGATTTGCGGCTTTCGTATAGTGGCTCGTATGTAGCCTTGCCAAGGCTGAGGCGCGGGTTCGATTCCCGCAAGCCGCTCCAAGAGAGATTTAGATTTTTAGGTGACGTAGCATAATGGGAGTGCGCTTCCCCGTCACGGAAGAGTGTGGGGGTTCGAGTCCCCTCGTCATCGCCAAGTTTAGGGTCTCATAGAGGAGTCCGGCTGTCCTCGTTTCCCTGTCACGGAAAAGATCGCGGGTTCAAATCCCGCTGGGACCGCCAAATTTAGACCGGGCATTTATACTAGACCGCCCAATAATGTGGCCGTCTTCGGACGGCCTTTTTATCTAGAAAGTTTTTGGACTGGTAGCCAAGACGGTAAGGTGATCGCCTGCAAAGCGATTAATGCGTGAGTTCGATTCTCACCCAGTCCTCCAGAGTTTGGGGTTATAGTTCAGTGGGAGAACAGATGCATGGCATGCATCAGACCGGGGTTCGAATCCCCGTAGCTCCACCAAGTTTGTGGGGTCATCGTTCAACGGGAGGATGATTGGTTTGCACCCAGTAGATAGGGGTTCGATTCCCCTTGGCTCCACCAAAAGTTTACACAAGGCCGGACGATCGCGTAGTCTGTACGATGCGAGGAAAGTCAGGACAACACAGAGCAACGTGCCGGAGAAAGACCGGGCATCCAGCAATGGATGACAGCTAGCGCAACAGAAAATAAACCGCCATGGTAATCCGTAAGGATTGCTGATGGTAAGGGTGAAAAGGCGGTGTAAGAGACCACCGGGTCGTCAGTAATGACGGTCGCATGGCAAGCCTCACGTGTTGCAACTCTAAATAGGCAGAGAGAACCTGCTCGGTTCGTTATAATCTGCGGGTTAGGGGCTAGAGCCATCCGGTAACGGCTGGCCAAGATGAATGATCGTCCTTGACAAAATCCTGCTTACAGGTCTTGTGTACTAGAATTTGCCGTGGTGAGAGTTGACGGTTACTTCTCTTATAAAGAAGAGATGCGTGGTTCGAATCCCGCTACCCTCCGGGGTATAGTTCAATGGCAGAACGCTAAAAACACTGTTAACGTTTGTTCCCGGCAATAATGCGGGGTTGGCATATTGGCAGTGCGCCAGCCTTCCAAGCTGGATAAGCGCGTTCGATTCGCGTACCCCGCTCCAAGTTTATGCTTTTGCTCGTGTAGTTTAAGGGAAGAACGC